TTTGTTAGTGTATGTGTCTATTATAGCATCAAGCAGCTTGTCTGTCAACCCCAGCAGCATCCAGCTCCCAGCTTAGATCCTGGAACTTCTTGTAGAGTCTATAGACCTGCTGTTTAGCATTGTCCATGCTCTGCGCAATGAGATCCTCTGCTGTACCGTCCGTGAGCACTTCACGTGGGTCTGCATACAAGCAGCCGCCCAAGTACTCCGAGTCTAGCTCTAGCCCTTCGACTAAGACACGTACACGCAGCATGAACCAGTCCAGCTTGCCCGACTCAATGTCTGCGTACATCTCTTTGATGTCGTAGCAGCTTTCGTCAAAGCAGTCCTTGGGATCTAGGTCCTCGTAGCTTTTGTCTACGATAATCTCGTAGCCTTCACGCTCATAGGTAGCCAATTCTTCGTAGTGTCGCATTTAGATCTCCTTAGACTGAGGTTGCAAACAACTTGCGGAAGTCGTTCATTACCACACGGAACGCGGCACGTTGCTGGTCCGTGTAGTCAAACAGACTGCGATCCATACGTTGGAGAGTCTCCAATACAGGCTCGTCGTGCATGTCTTGCACTTCTTTAATGTATACCATTGCTTCTGTGAATGTCATAGTTCGCTCCTATGTGTGTTAGTGTAAGTGTCTATTGTAGCATCTATCTAGAGTCTTGTCAATCAAGCCAACAATCCCTGGCTAGCTCTGTGGTTATTGTTTCCCCGCCAATGTAGCCCCCGTGGAACCCATACTTGTTCTCTAGCACAAGGCTGTGACCCATATACGTAGACTTGATCTCTACGATAACGCCTGACTGCTCCGTGTCGCTCTTGAAGCAAACAACATCCCCTACGGTGACCTCTTGGCCGTCTACTATAGCTTTCACGTCAATCTCCTCTTGTGTCTGTGTTTAGAACGGGTTGTAACTGTCTGCGCAATTCAACTTCACGCTTGTGTGCCGCAGCCTTGCCGCGAACCACTTCGTGTACTAGTACTTCTATCTCGCTCTTGTCGTTCAAAGAGCGCAAGGCCTGACACAACAACCAATTCTTTGATTCTGTTTTGGCACGATAGAAGTGTTTGGCTGCACGGGCAAGAACGCTCTTATTAATAGTGCTCTCTGTCTTAGCAGTCACTCCAATATAGTTCTGGCCGTTAACACGTAGCTCATATATGATATGATTACGGTCGGTGCGCTTTTTACGAATGGTGTTTGTCTGTGTCATAGCTCTATTATACGGCCTCTGACCCATCTTGTCAACCAAAAAGATTTGACCCTGCTAGCTCTAGGGTTTCTCGCTCGGGGCACGTGTGCTGAACAGTTATCCACAGGTTATCCAAACTGTAGCCAAAATGCCACAAATTGGGCTCAGCTGCGGCACTCTCCTTCCCTGCTGCGCTGCTGCTGTTGATGGTGCCCGGAGCCGGAATCGAACCGGCATGCCCTTTCGAGCGAGAGATTTTAAGTCTCTTGTGTCTACCTATTTCACCATCCGGGCTGCTGTTGACGCTGCGCAATGCTGCTGTTGACGCTGCTGTTAACGTTGATTGGCCTGACTGGAGGGACTCGAACCCCCGACCTACAGCTTAGAAGGCTGTTGCTCTATCCAGTTGAGCTACAGTCAGATTGTTTTGGTGGGCCCCCCGAGAGTCGAACTCGGCACCAATGGATTATGAGTCCACTGCTCTAACCAACATGAGCTAGAGGCCCTAGAACTGTTTAAGAATGTGGCTCCCAATTGGGATCGTTTAGATTGATCCGTTTAGCTGCTGAGTCGTGCTGCTTGATAAGCCCTTCCGCAGCATAGTCTTTGGCCACTGATTCAGCCATCTCATGCTGCTTGATCATCTTGTATAAGGGTTCCATACGCTGCTGTACTATATGCGGAGCAAACTGTTCAATCTGATCCAGCTCGTATTCTGAAGGATAGTGTCTTAGAGCCCCTCGAGCACGGTCTCTAATTCCCGCAGCTACTCTAGGAGTCATCTTGGGATCACATAGTTCTTGCAGCAGTCTACGTGCCTGTATGATGCTGCGATATCTTTCGTCTGGTAATGTCACTTCTCTGCTCCTGGCTAATAGCTTTTTCTTTAGCATATACTTATTATATGATCAATTTAGGGTGCTGTCAACCTGAAATTCACAGTCAAGCAGCGGGGCCTCTGCTCTAAATGCCACACTTTTTGGCTCAAGTAAGGGGTCACTCTGGAACTCCCGTGAGGTAGTTGAGTATAGTCGCTGTACGTAAGGACTAGTGTTCATAGTGTATAGTAATAGAACACCTTCAGGAACATCCGTCATACAGTATTTACACAGTGTATACGTCGACATCATGCTCGCACTATACACTATCCTTAGCAGCGGGGCCTATTGTGGGTCTACGGTTGACACTGTATACGCAGAGGTACACAGCTACCACCGTGATTCTAGTGTGATAAATACTGGCAGCACCGTTAGACCAGCCTGTAAACTAGGCCGTTTGAGTCATATGAACGCGAGAATCACACAATTTTGCACTTTATCACACAATTGAGACCGGTGGCGTGAGAGGCTATGCTAAAATGGTGCCAAACTGTTCCCATTTTCCCCCATAACTGCCTATAATCAAGCAGCGGGGCCTACACAGTATTTCCATAATACACTATAATTCTCCATTATACACTATAATTCTCTAGAGCTCGCGCAGCGCCTGACTGATCTGACTCTACACACTATACGTATACTTGTCACTCACTATATACGTACTATACATATACTCACTGCACACATCCATACCCTGCAGCGGGGCCTATACACTAGATCAACACTGTATCAGGTATTGATCTAGTGTCCATCCACATCAAGGGAAACCATTCACGCACTATCTTTGAGCTACGTGTGATGATCACTACACTATTGTTCTTTAACACAGTGAAACGTTCGCCCTGTGTGTCCCAATCACTGCGTATAGTGTACACTGTGTTCATAGTAATATTTACTGTAAATACTCTATGCTATACACATTTGATTACTCACTGGCACAATTAGAACGCTGTCACGATCACTTGTATACGGGTGCAGACATAGCTCGTATCATACACTTAGTCTACGAGGATCTGCTAGATCACTATATAGTTGTCGTTGACTGTGATTCACGTACAGCAGTCTTTCTGAGTCTACTATAACAATGCAGTACACAGATAGTCTAGTTGAACCCGACTTGTTCTGCTACACACTGGCCTATTGGATGACCTATGATCCCGAACTAGTATGGGAGTTGGTACAACGTCACTTGGGCTATATGACGGTACTACCCGCGGGCCACTATGAGTTTTATATACCTAGACAGTATGCTTCGATCTTGTTGTTAGCCTATCCGGAACTGCGCCGCCAATTTCAAAAGGATCTTTACACTTGACAGCTTGCAAATTTTTTTCGCGCTGCGCTGCTTCGCAGCAGTGAATTATCCATTAGCCAATCATTGTCATAAATATTATTATGAAAACACTACTAGCTGCTTTATCATTCGCCCTACTCACAGGCTGTTCCACAGTCATTGGTTGGATACCCAGTTTCAATGACGCCAATCAAAGTGCTCGTATTACAGATGTACGACTGGCTGTGGACGCATTGGATTGTGCTCAAGCACAACATCCGCAAGCAGTGGCCATTAGTCGTGAACTGCGTTGGTTTGAGCTTTACTCACAGACAGCTGGCCGTAGACATCAAGATGTTCTACGAGTCATAGCACCCATGCAGGAGACTGTTAGTGAGTTTGTCAAGCGTACAGAAGTCAAAGATGCCAGTAGAGTCTACTGTGATCTAAAGAAACGAGTCATGCAGGAACAGGCAGCTAGGGCTGCTGGTGTTATACAGGGGAGATTCTAATGACTATTGACGTACTCACACAACTGGCCACAAACCCAGATCCAGCAGTTTCGGCTAGAGCTCGATACGTGCTAGAGCTTACTGAAGCAGTAAACACACAGCAGATCACCGCAGGTGAGTATCAAGAACTCTGCAGAGATGTTGCACGTATGGACACCCTGGATAGAGAATGTGCTGATCTAGAACTGAAAACCGCACTGGTCATGGCAGTTTATGCTGTGGCACAACTGAGCTAAACATATGCGTATACACGAAATACTTACTGAAAACATATTCACCACAGACTATCACAAGGTAATGGATGCTGTGGCAGCACTCTATGACACGCACTATGGCATCAACGTGTGGGAAAACGCAGAAGCACACGATGAAGCGGCCAAGGTCCTACTCAAAGTACACCCTACGGCAGAAGAGCTGGAGTTTATCATAGCCAACAGTGAACTGCCTGAACGCTTTCTAGATCTAGATTTCCCCATCAACGATGACCTAATGTACAACGGTTCAGGCTCGGCCGGTGACGATGTCATAGAGGGTGATTTGGATGAAGACTCAGATCTAGAGGAAGAGCCTGCCAGTCGTGCCCTATGCACCAGTGGCAAGCCCAACAACGCTCTAGGTGCCAGTCAATTGGCTTCTTGCAAGAGCCAGGGCTATCGTGGGCGTCACGGCAACAAGAGCCACAAGATTGGCAACGAGCGTACCACAGTCAAAGGCAAAAAGATCAAGGGCAAAAAGTATGGGGGTCCACTCCCAGACTGGAGTTGATCAATGCTGGATCTAGGCAAGTGGCAGATCAACCCAGGTGACGTGATTATAGCGGCTCCGGACTGTCCGGACTCAAGATTTAGAAAAACCGTGATCATGATCACAGAGCATACAGACCAGGGCACCATGGGTCTTTGCCTAAATCGAGTCACAGAACGTAGGGTCAGTGACATCCTTGAGCCCACTGGCATTGAGCTGGCCTGGGATGACTCAGTCTATTGGGGTGGGCCTGTACAGGGCAACACAGTATGGATACTTCACCACAGCGCCTGGAGCACAGAGCAGACCCTGACTGTAAACTCCGACTGGAGCATAACCAGCAACATTTCCATGTTTGAAAAGCTGGCCTTGGGTGATATGCCTCTAAGACACAGAATAGTGTCGGGGGTGGTGGGTTGGAGCAGTGATCAACTGGCAGCGGAAATACAGGGTCGGGGCCCCTGGCGTCAAGAGCACAGTTGGTTGATTCTAAATGACCCAGACCCAGATCTACTGCTGAGTGTTAACCCAGATGATCTTTGGGGCCATTGCCTACAGCAGTGCAGCCTACAGACTGTCAGCCATTGGCTTTGATCGCTTCTCGTAGAGCTTGTTCAACAAATGCATTAAAAGTCATGTCACGCTCGTGTGCCATTTTCATATAGGCCAACAGTTCTTCGTCACTAAAATCTATGGGTACTAACACACGGGTATCGTAATCTTCCCCTGCTCGAATAGCCAGGGCTTTTTGTATAAAGTCATCGTCTACATCTAGATCCACGTAGTTAACATCATCCCAGGCTTCGTCCCTGTTGACAGCTCTGCGTCGAGCTTCTTTTTTATTCTTTTTGCGGAAGTCTTCGTTAATCATGCGATAGGCACGATTGTGTACATAGTCATGAGCCTGCGCTTCGTAGACTACTTGTGTTTTAGTGTCAAATATGATGCTAAAACTATGGCCATCTTGTTCACCATTCCACGAGTCTAGCATATAGGCGTCAGCACCATAACACTGCCAGCCGTAGGCGCTGCCTTCAGTGATGCGATAGTCAACCAATTCCATCCATTCTTTAACAGTAATCATTTTGTGTCCTTTGTTTCTAATGTGGGTTCTTCTGATTTATTAATTCGTTCGCCTGTACCTGGATCAAAGTATACAGCCTTATATTCATATTTGAACCAAGTCAATGGCTTCCAATATCTGTGAATTAAATTATTAACTAAAATTATTCCTGAAGCAATTATGGCCATTCCTAGAGTGACTAGAATACTGCCTGCAAGAAATACTGCCGATTGATCCATATTCATTCTTTAACTCCCAATGTTGTTATACAATTACTGCTGGCTCTCTAGCCCGCTCGTCCCAGATCTTGTAGCTGTGATTCTTGCGAACCCAATCAGCAAAGCTCTGAGCATCTGTGGTAAACCAATCTTCTATGTCTGTTTTTGCAATGTCATCATTGCTGGTAAACACATAGATTTCATAGTGCCTATGCCCGTTGGCCTGAGCACGTAGCTTTAAGGCCTGGACACTGAAGCTCATGGGTTTTTCAACTCGTTTGCTCTGTTTGATAGTGTCAAACAAATGGCTCTTGGCCCAATTATCTGGATGATGTTCTGTGATTTCTTCAAAGAACTCTACTCCATTCATATCCCAACTGACAATATAATAACGCATTTTAAGCCATCCTATCTACGTTTTGACCTGCACGATTCATCTGTCGATTCAGTTCGATTCTTTTCGCTTCGTTGATTTCTCGATTGTGTTTGACTCTGCGCTCATTTTGAACTTGTTCTTCGTGCCGTTTGTCTGACTTTTTGATTTCAGTCTGTCTATAGATTTCGGCATTTTGTGCTGCTACTCTAGATACGTTCATTTATCACTTTCCTTGATAGTGCTAAAGAGTTTTTGTTTTTCTGCCTGGTAGTTGTCCCAACTGGCTCGAACTTGATCCCATATACACCATTTGCCAGTCCAAAAGAAAAACATAATCACAGGGATGGCAAACAGATACAACCTATAGGGTTCAGGAGCAACAGCACCTGCACCTAGAAAGAAAGCACCAAAGATGTAGCCTTTTTGCCATAATTCCCATTTACTCCATTGCCATTTTATAAAGTTAATCAGTTCTTTCATTAGATCTTCTCTCCGGCCTTAAATCCGCGGAAGCGTAGGAATCGAGGAAAGCGTAGACTGTAGGTACCGTCCTGATTCTGTGTGACAGCATCAGCACGTACTTCTACGACCTGTCCCACCAAAGTATCACGTTCCTCCCAATAAGAGCCACGATCAGAATCACTAAAACCACTGCCCACATTGACGCAAATTGTCTTATCATCGTCGACACCCTGACAGACCAAAGCACCAAGGCGTCCCACATTTCTTCCGGTACCTTCTTCCACGGATGTGATCGAAAGGCTAACCTCGATAAAGGGCTTTTGTTTGAGCCACGAAACAGATCTCTTACATTCATATTTGGCCTCTGGATCCTTAATCATAATGCCTTCAAAACCTTCAGCAACCATTTGCTTGTTGTAGTCCTTGTATTCAATTTCACCCAAGAACTCATCTAGGTTAACTTCAATCTGTGGAATGATTTCAATACAGCCACTGTCCTCAAACAGCTTTGAAAAATTCTCTTTAAGGAACTTAGAACGTCGACGCTGTCCCATCACACTCTTGCCAGCTTTAAACTCCACAAGTGGAACAACATCGAACAAGCATAGACGTGCATCTTGTGCCTGCACATCTGATTTACGGTGGACCTGTTTCATAAGGTCCTGGAATGAATTACTCACTACTTCACCATCTAGTACATATGAACGTCCAATTTCATCCATATGCTTTTCTAGATAGTCTGTAATATGTGAGAAGTTATCTAGAACTTTGCCATTGCGTGTGTACATTGTGGCAGTACGACTTTCGTAGTCAACTACTGTAACAGCACGAACACCATCTAGTTTGGGTTCCAGCAGTTTCTTGCCTGTGATCTTCTTGTCGTGATTGGCACCGTCGTGGGCCAACATGACTTCAAACACAGGAACAGGAGCAATGCCTTCGTGTATCTTTAGAACCTTGTTTACAGTCTTCTCACTGAAGCCTGCTCGCATATCTTTAATAAGAATGCGGCGATACCAATCGTTCCATTGAGCCTTAGTGGCAACGTTCATTGCCAACTCAATAGCGTCTTTGGCTGCGTGTCCAGTAAGTTTACGACGATAAAGACTGTCTGCCAGTTCAAGGAAGTTGTCCCAACTGAGACCCTGTCCTTCGTCTTGTTCTTTAATGGGCACCTGTTTGACACCAAAAGTGTATAGGCCGTCTAGTGCCATACGCAGGCCTTCAAAGAACTCTGTGAGTCCTTCTTTAGCGGCCATATCTAGAATTTGTTCTTTGCTCAAACGGCTGTTGTCAGCTTCCAGCTGTTGAATAACTGTCTGTGGTTGTGTGCGCAATCTCTGCTCCTAATCGTTTACTATGCTAATAGTATAACACCATTAGACTAGTTTGTCAATCGGTTTCTATGAATAAAGTTGGGTGTGCAAGTGCAGGATTGGATCGATCCGCAAATCGTTCGCTCATTTTGGCAAACATTTTGGTGTCACGTTCTATGAGAATGCAGTCTCGTCCTGTGTTCTTTGCCGCGATGCCAGTACTGCCCGATCCTGCAAATGTATCCAAAACAACATCGCCTGGATTGGTACACAGTTCAATAAAGTATTCCAATATCTCTGTGGGCTTCTGCGTAGGATGGATTTTGTCTTTGCCCAAACCGCCACTGTAGGTAATGGTATTTGGAATGATTGCCTGCACCTTGCCATTGCTTTGTTTACGGCTGTCAATCATGGCCTGTGCTTCTTTTTGGGCATCTGCAAATATAGCATCCAAACTGCGATTGCCCAGTCCGTCTTTGACTTCTCTGTAGACAATGCTGGATACCTTGTCTGCTACCGCATATCGATCAACAATACTGTTTAGGTCCGTGTCACTGTTAAATGTTCGCTTGCCTCCGGGTTTGATGCCCCAAAGTATGTACTCGCAACCACTAACAGGATTAACGTGTCGATTAAATGGAACTGCCGCAGGCTTCTTCCAAGTCCAAACACGTTTTGGTTCGAACCCAACGTCAGCCATAACTTTCCAAAGATAGCTGACATATTGGTCACTGATAAACACAGCAAACGATCCACCTTTGCGTACTTTCTTATACCACATCTCACTCCATTGCGTAAGCTGGAACAAGAACTGTTCGTGTGTGACAGCATCCCAATCTTCATCGAAGCTCTCACTGAACTTTTGACTGTGAATGGTGTTTTTGTTTTCACCAGTTTCTTTGTCAATCCAAACAGGTTTGGCACCATCGCTGGAGATATTGTAGGGAGGATCAGTTAACAGAAAGTCAACTGAAGCATCTTTGATTTGATCTGCAACTTCAGTGCAGTCGCCTTGAATAAGTGTAGTAGTCATACTGTAATTATACACTATCTACAGCTAGTTGTCAAGTGAATTGAATGTGGAATCCGGGTGCATTTTGGTCTACAGTATCCGTACCTGCGTGATACTGATAGCCAAATTTGAGGTCTTTGAATGCAGTTTTGATAACCTTAATTGAACCATCACTGTTGATAGTAATTTTGGCTGCAATAGCATCTTTGCGAGTCATTACGTCAGTAATAGTTTGTTCCATTTCGGCTTTGTCATCGCCGTCAACTACCTGGTTTCGAAAACCCATACCTAACATATATGTCAGCTGACGACTTGCGGCACGAACAAAGTTAGCATCAAACTTCTTCTTGCCCGCTGATTTGTTGCTTTGCTTTGTTTCCTCTGCACCGTCCTTGATATAAGAACGATAGTCTCCAGGAAGACCTACTGGCACTGGAGGCTTTGGTTTCTCTCCTGGAAGTGTTGGTTTTCCTCTAGTCCTATTAGCAGCTATCGAAGCTGGCCAAATAGTCTTTAGATAGACAGCATACAAATTCTTCTGGCCTTCGGGTGTTGCCGATAGTGTTTGAACTAGGCTTGAAACAGCCGTTTCCATTTGAGCATAGTTTTGCGGACTGGCCCCGAGAATCTTGTTTAACTCAACCGCTTCAGGCACTGCGGCAAGTTGTGCAGCACGAATTAATTTGTCGTTGGTCTTACCGTCTTTGCTGACAAAGTCTTTTAGAATACTAAAGGTCTTGTTAGCCAGCCAGGCTGGATCTTCTTCTTTCTTTGACTTCTCGTAGTCAGCAATCAAGTCACGAATAGCAGAGAAGCTGTTGCCACTACCACCTAGGCTCTTGACAGCTACAGGAATTCCTTTAACATCAACATCAATTAACGGTTTATTTGATGTTTTAGAAAATGATATAATATCTCCTGCGCCGTCTGCAAGAATAATAGGAGTTAGTATTTCACCAAAATCTTGACTGATTAGGTTTAGACATCCGCTGATATGATCCATTACCGCAGCATCTACTGTTGAACGATCTCCCATAGCCACATCAATCAATTGACTTAGAGCCTGTTGTAGTATGGGATCGGATTTGGCAACCTTTGGAATGGCAGCTTTAACTATGTTAGCTAATTCGCTTTTTGTTTTTTCAACACCAACTAACCCGAATTTCTCAGGGCGTAACATTTGGATACCAACTTGACATTTACCTTCTTGCCCTTCGCCTGCACCTTTGCCCGCAATAACCACAGTAAACACAATGTTATTTTTGGTAAATGTATAGATAAAGTTTTGATATGTCCTAGATACTTCCTGCACATCGTTTTTGGTGTTGACCAATTGATAACCCGCATCTTTCAATACGCTCAATACCTTGTCTCTAGGTAAAGCATTTAAAATTCTTATGCTGGGGATTTTCTTGCCATCATTTAGATCTTCTAGATCATTACGCACATTCACCGAAGGAAACTCGTCAATTAATGCAGCTTTAATAGCAGCTACTTCTGTGTTTTGATCTGTACGATTGGCATAGGTAACACCGTTAATAATAAACGGGCCATCGCCTTTGCGTTTAACTTTGGCTTTGAGTTGTGCAGGTGCAGCAGGCTGCTTGTCAGCAGGATGCGGTTCTTTGGTTGCATCTACAGGGGGAACACCAGCCTGTGGTGTATTAGGCTCGTTTATTTCAAAAAATCTCATATCAATATTTAGCCTAGGTAGTTAGCCCAGCTAGGATGTTGTAGATGGTAGCCTCGAGATTTGCGTTTACCTACAAGATTCCAAAATGTAGGTTTGTAAGGGGCAGTCTTTGGTTTCATCTTGCCCACGTGTGCGGCCTTTTTATAATTACAGCTCTTACAGGCAGTGGTGGAGTTTTCCCAAGTGGTCTTGCCACCCTGGCTCACAGGATGCACGTGATCTAATGTGGCAGTAGCTTCTGTAACAGTTGTACCACAGTACTGGCAGGCGAATGCATCGCGTAGAAATATGTTTCTTTTGCTTAATCTAACAGTGTGCTTGGGTTTTTGATATTGATTCAACATGATCACCGCTGGCACACAAGTCTGCCATCTAGCACTGTGTACTACCCAATCTTCGTGCCATTCCAATACCTTGACCTTGTCTAGCACCATGTATCGTATGGCTTCCTGCCAGTCCACTACTGACAGGGGCAAAAGACTAACCGGGTTCATATCTGCATTTAATAAAAGTGTGCTGCTCATTATGATTTATTAAGTATCTATTGGACAAGTATTTAACTTACATCATCATTATACACTCAGATTACTTGCAAAGCAAGACAGATTCGTATAAAATATATGATACAGCAAATTTATAAAGGGATTAGTTAATGTTAGTACCAATGGTAATCGAATCAAGTTCCAAAGGCGAACGGGCCTACGACATCTACAGTCGCCTGCTCAAAGAACGTGTTATTATGTTAAATGGCCCTGTAGAAGACGGGATGGCCAATATTATCGTAGCACAGCTTTTGTTTTTGGAAAGTGAAAATCCGGACAAAGATATCAGTCTGTTTATTAACAGCCCAGGGGGAGTAGTTACTGCGGGCATGAGTATCTATGACACTATGCAGTTTATCAAACCAGATGTAGCTACCTACGTTATGGGACAGGCCTGTAGTATGGGCAGTTTGTTGGCCACGGCAGGAGCCAAAGGCAAACGATTTATGTTGCCAAATGCTCGACACATGATTCATCAACCCAGTGGCGGTGCTAGAGGGCAAGCTACAGATATGCAGATTCAAGTTGAGGAAATTTTAAAAATGAAAAAAATCCTTACAGAAATCTACGTCAAGCATAACAGCAAAGATAAAACGTTTGCACAACTTACAGCAGATATGGAACGAGATAAGTTCATGAGTGCAGAAGAAGCACTCAACTATGGACTAATTGATAAAATTATAGAGAGACGATAATGGCAAGACTAGAAGGCAAAGTAGACAAAGGTTGGGGCTATGAAATTATCTGGGCCACCAACGACAAATACGCAGGAAAGATTCTTGTATTTGAAAAGGTTGGCGCAAAATTCAGTATGCACTTTCATAAAGAAAAAGATGAAACATGGTTTGTTAACAGTGGTAGATTCAAATTGAGATACATTGATACTCAGACTGCCACTGTTTATGAAAAAGAATTAAAGGAAGGAGAAACTTGGAGAAACCCTCCTATGCTTCCTCATCAACTAGAAGCCATGGAGCCAAACTCTATGATTTTTGAAGTTAGCACAACAGATTCTGTTGAAGATAATTTTAGAATTTTACCAGGAGACAGTCAAAGTGGGACGATATCAGATACCGCAGACAAAACAGGCACATAAATGTGTAGTCGGCCTAGATAGGGACGGTGTCATTAATAGAGACCTAGGCACCTACTGTTGGAAAAAACAAGACTTTGAACCTATTCCTGGCAGCATTGAAGCCATAGCAAGTCTACGGCGTAAAGGATATAAAACTGCAATCATATCCAACCAGGCAGGTATCAGTAAAGGCCTGTACAGTCCTGATGATGTAGATGAACTACACAAACATATGTTTGATCTTTTTGGTCAGGCAGGGTGTGATTACATTGATGCGTTGTATTACAGCACAACAAACAGCAAAGATGATCAAATGGCCAAACCCAATGTTGGCATGTTCAAACGTTGCGAAAAAGATGTGCCCTATATAAAATTCAAAGAAGGCTATTATGTAGGAGACAAACTAAGTGATCTCAAGGCAGCAGTAAACATAGGAGCAAAACCTGTGTTAGTTCGAACTGGGTATGGATTAGAAACTGAAAAAGAATTAGAAAAATTTACCTATAGAGTACTAAAAAAGAAAACAATAGTGTTCGACGATCTTGCATCCTTTGTAGAGACTCTCGAATGACAACAGTAATGGTTAATGGTACCTTTGATGTGTTACATCCAGGGCACATTGCCTTACTAAACACAGCACGTAGCTACGGCGATCATCTTGTTGTAGCTATTGATACTGATCGCCGTGTTCGAGAACTCAAAGGCGAGCAACGTCCTATCAACAATCAGAATGATCGCAGGATTATCTTGTCTGCTCTTAAGGCAGTAGACATTGTAGAGTTTTTTGACAGCACAGAAGAACTGATCAAACTAATGCAACGATACCAACCAGACGTCTATGTCAAAGGCAGTGACTGGAAGCACGATAAGAAATCCACAGCCGAACAGTATTGCAACAAAGTAATATACTATGACCGAATTGAACCCTACTCAACAACAAACACGATACAACATATTATTAGTAGGGGATGATTGCGTAGATGTTTATCAATATGGTAACGTTAATCGCATAAGCCCAGAAGCACCTGTTCCGGTGTTTACCTTTTCTCACGAAGAACGCAGGCCTGGTATGGCAGGCAATGTTGCTCGAAATCTAGAAGCATTAGGATGCCGTGTAAATTATCTGCACGGAGAAACTAGCACAAAGACTAGACTAATTGATATCCGAAGTAAACAACAAATTGTTCGCATAGATAACGATGTACAGTCACAGCCTCTAAAGTTTGTTACTGATATACCAGATGTCTATGATGCAGTAGTAATCAGTGACTACGATAAAGGTACAGTTAGTTATGAACTGATTGAAGAATTACTGGCCTTGAGCATTCCAATCTTTATAGATACCAAAAAGACAGATCTGGAACGTATGCAAGGTGCCTGGGTCAAGATCAACGAACTAGAGTACAGCAAGATTAAGACAGAGTGTACTGGTCTTATAGTTACACTAGGCAGTAAAGGTGCAATAGTTCCGCATCACGATTTGTCATTTACTGCACCTAGAGTAGAAGTAAGTGATGTGTGCGGTGCCGGTGACACATTCCTTGCAGCACTAGTCAGTGAGTATCTAACACAACAAGACATTGCTCCTGCTATACAATACGCTATCAAAGCCGCAAGCGTTACTGTACAACATCTAGGAGTATATGCTCCAACTTGGGAAGAACTAGAATGATAGCACTTACAGGTGCAGGTGGATTTATCGGCAGCGTAATCTTAGGATACTTGAACAAACAAGGCATCACTGATGTTTATCTGTTTGATGATCTTCCTACAGGCGATCAGTTTAAGAATTTGATAGGTAAGCAATATCTGGGATTGCACTCAACGGAAGAAATTGTTACAGACATTAAAGACTTTGACTGCGTCATACACTTTGGTGCTAACAGCTCTACGTTAGAACGCAACTGGAATAGCATTTATCAAACTAATGTATTGAGCACTCGCAGATGGCATGACCTTTGCAGAGAACAAGGTAAGAAATTTATCTTTGCTAGTTCAGCAGCAGTTTATGGCAACGGCAACGGCCCACTAAATCATTACGCCTTCAGCAAGTTGGCCAGCGAACAAGAAATTACAAATGGTGTAATACTAAGATTGTTCAATGTCTACGGGCCAAATGAGTATCATAAAGGACGTATGGCAAGTACTCCTTACCAGTGGCATAAACAACTTACTGAAACTGGATCAATCAATATATTTGAAAACAGTAGCGAATACTTTAGAGACTTTATCTATGTAGAAGATGTTGCCCGTACAGTCTATCACTTTCTAAACAACTACCGAGAAGGTATCTACGATCTTGGCACAGGAACACCTGCCAGCTTTGAACAGGTTGCCAACTGTTGTTTAGATTTGATACCGGGTGCTGAAGTTTATATTCCTATGCCCGCTGACCTTCAAGCACAGTATCAAAAGAGTACCTGTGCTTCGACTGCGTATCTAGAAGCAGCAGGTGTTGATGTTAAAGGATTTGTCAGTATAGAAGATGGTATTAAAGAATATTTTACGTATCTTAGTTCGAATCAAACTTATTGAAACTGGCCTGTAGAGCAGTAATCAAATCTTCAATCATACCATCGTCGTGAAAGGGAGTGGGAGCAATACGCAACCGCTCTGTGCCTACTGCCACTGTAGGTGAGTTGATAGGCTGTATGTAGATGTTGTGTTCATTGAGCAGTTCATCGCTGATGGCTTTGCAACGAACAGCTTCTCCAACTAGGATAGGAACAATGTGAGTAGTAGTACATTCCATTGCAGGCAAGCCTGCCACACTCAATCTGTGTTTGAGTTTGCGAGCTCGTTCTTGGTGCTTGTCTCTCAGCTCTTGATGATCCTTTAGGTATTTGACCGCAGCCAAGGCACCGGCACAGGCCACTGGACTCATCGATGTAGTAAAGATAAAACCCGCAGCTACAGAACGGATGGCGTCGACAACCTCAGCATCGGCAGCTATATAGCCACCTTGGACTCCATAGGCTTTTCCTAATGTACCGTTGACTATGTCAACACGGGATTGTAGCCCTAGCTCTTCAACTTTCCCACCACCGTGGGGTCCATAGAGTCCTACCGCATGCACTTCATCGATGTAGGTCATAGCACCGTATTTGTCTGCTAGGTCGCAGATTTCTTTGATGTGTCCTACGTCGCCATCCATACTATAAACTGATTCGAATACAATACAGGGCACGTTGCCCGTGAGCTGTATGCTGGTTAATACGTCTTCTAGGTGATTGAGATCGTTGTGACGGAATACTGTTTTAGGTGCTCGGCTGTGTACCATGCCTATGACTAGGCTGTTGTGGTTCTCACTGTCCGAAACAAAATGTATGTTGGGTATGATCTTGCTGAGTGCAATCAGTGTCCATTCGTTGGCCACATAGGCTGATGAAAACAGCAGTGCTCGGGCCTTGTTGTGCAAGGTGGCTAGTTCGTGTTCTAGTGCCACGTGATAGTGGCTGGTGCCTGCTATGTTGCGAGTGCCTCCGCTGCCTGCACCTGTGTGATCTAGTGCAGTATGCATGGCGTCTAACACAACTTTATGCTGTCCCATACCTAAATAATCGTTGGAACACCAGTTGGTGATGGTTTTGATGTTGTAAGGTCCGTACCACATGGCTGAAGGGAACTTGCCCTTTTCGCGTATGATGTCGTTGAACACACGGTATTTTCCGTTATCTTTCAGTGTTTTCAGCAGTGTGTTAAAGGGAGCTTTGTTTATCATGGTATGTTATTTAACCTGCTAAATATTAGACTGGGGAGTAATAATGGCCACAAACGGAATATCAACACTGGCAACAAAACAACTAAAGCTGGAAGCCAAACTGGCCATTGCTGAGGCCAAACGACAGGGCAAGGTAGTTGCTACAGACGGCACAATTACTGGTAGTATAGATCCTGCTAAACCTTATTATCGTACCAACAACCAATACGATATCGCTCAATTACCAACCCAGTATGATGACAACGGTATTATTAATAACCCCAACACAGGCGGACTTTTACAAGGACGTCCTTGGAATCCAGATACTATCATTACTGTTATTGAAGAAGGACTGGTATTAAATCTAGATGCTCGCAATTTAAACAGTTGGTCAAGAGAACCAGGCGAGGATACTTGGTATGATCTCAGCGGCAACAACAATCACGCCACGGTATATGGTGGCATTGCTTACGGTGAAGCCCTGGGTGGAGCATTGGCATTTGACGGTTCAGACGCACAATACGCTCAATGCCCGTCAGGCATTTACTTTACCAGTGCTGGATACACAATTCAAACTTGGGTTTACATTATCAGCGTACCCAACTGGAACCGTATCATAGATTTTGGCAGTGATGCAGGCTCAGACAATGTGTTGTTGTCTGCTACTCTTGCAACAACGGGCAATCCTACATTATGGGTTGCCGGCGGTAGCAACGTACAATCAACAGTTCAACTGCTTCCCAACACAGGATGGCATCATGTGTGTGCCACATGGAATCCCACAGGAACTGTGGGAAAAGTATTCATAGATGGAGTGATGACAGGTACAGGAACTGTAGCAGCCCCTGTAGCCGGCGTCAGAGCCAATTGTTATATTGGCAAATCCAACTGGGGCAATCCTCCAGACCCCAACTTCAACGGCGGCATGGGTGCCATACAGATTTATGGCAGAGCATTAAGTGATGCTGAAATACTGTCAAACTATAACACAACCAAGAGCTACTACGGACTATAATCCATGACTGAAGAAACAGAAACATATAAGCGTTATGAAAACAAAGGATGTCCCTGCTGGTGCGGCAAGCATTGTGGATCAAGTTGTATGACTGACGGCTGCGACTGCAATGAATGTGGTTGTTTTGAGTGTGTAGATAAAAAGGAAAGTGAGTGAGTTTTCTAGTAGCCAACCTTCCTCCGGTACATTGTTTTGTTCGTAGAGAATTCCTCTACGATTTTAAAAGTGGCCACGGTGAGTACGAACCTTGCATCTGGGTTTCAATCAAAAGCCTACGCAGTCAAGCATTTCGCATAGAAGCCTACTTGCCACGCTATGGTGCGCTTTATGACAAGCTACCCCTGCATGCCTATGTGAGCCGTACAGACAATCTAGAACCGGAAAAGTTTTTACCCTTAGATACACTACAAATATGGGACTGTTTCAGTTATGACATTGCTGTGATACAGAAAGCATTTCTACGCAATCTCAGTTGTAAATTCTATGCCAAGAACAAAGAGTTTTATCAAGGCAACTATCTGTTCACAGTGGATAATGCAGCGCCGGATATGAACATCATAGACACCACCTATTCAGAATGGCCTG